GCACTAAGCCAAAATCTTTTATCTGTTCCCCCAGGATTTAAAGGCGTGTAATTAGATGGTATTTTAACCTTCTTCATTCTAACATCGTATGATCTTGCTGGTATCTCTCCAAAGGTTCTGGAATCTAATTTTGTTCCTATTACGGCCGAAAAAGGATAATTTAAAGATCTAGGAACAATTTCCGTAACCTTAGCAACGTTTACTGTTTTTGATATAAGTGTAGAGTTAGACTCTGTGGAGAGCTTTGTTATCCTTACATATCTTTCTTGATAAATCTCTTCAAATCCATAGTCTTCGCTTACTTTTGGGTTGGGTAATTCAAAAGGCTGAATAACAGAACCAGTGAATTCAGACTCTTTGCCTTCTTTATCTTTGTATAACTGTGTAACATAGCTTAATTGAGATTTGTTATTGATGTTGTCTGGGTTTCCTATGTCTACTGCTGCACCTCCTTCAATTAAAGATAGCACTCTGAAAAAACGATCATATGTTTTTATAAATTGACCTTTAGAATCCTTGTTTTGTGGCGCTATGTAACCCACTTCTACCCTGAAGTTAACTATAGCTGGCATCTTTGTTCCTACAATATCACTTTTGTCCCATTTTTTTTCGTCAACATGTACAGTGTCCCATAAACCTTCTACATTTAATGTAATATAAAAAGATTCGACGTTTGGATTGTATATAACATGAGTTACTGGTTGTGCTCTTTCGTTATAGTCTTGTTTGTAACTGTTCCAATCTGAAAAGTTAAAACTTCTAAATCCAAGATGCTTAGGGCTAGAAGGTCTTTTGTCGCTGCTTCCCTCTTCGACAGATTCAAGCCAGTCATTCTCACCAGTCTCTATATTGATTGCCATCTTTGGTATTGTATTTGGAGCTGGAATTCCTGTTCGTCCATCTGTATTACTTCTTGAGTTTTGCTCGCTTACAATTAAAGATCTTTGTCTTGGGTAGCCATTTTCATCTACTTTATTACCTTCTTCGGTGAAGTTCCATAAAGATTGCATTCTTTTAGTTAGATCGACATTAAAAGGTCCTAATAATCTTTTTTGTATATCTCTATCTAAATATATATTTTTAAAGAAACTCAAAGGTGTTTGTTGTCTAGGCCCTGAGCCGTCTCTATATTCGGCTAACACATTTAAGAAATTGTATTTTGATGCTCCCGCTCCACCGCTTATTTGAGGCATCTTAAAAATACCAAGATTCTTTGCTTTTTTATAAAATTCAATTTCAGAATTAAGCATTCCAAAACATTTAATTTGTCCCTCTACTATAACTACTGTATTTGAATTTACTGATTCTCTTGAGAGCTCTCCTACTTTACTTTTAACTTCTACTCCAATTGAATTTAAATAAAATCCTTTTAATTTTCCATTCCATGCACCTGTAACACTATCCAATACAGGTATTAGCATGTTTATAGTACTTCTGTCTCTTGAGTACCAGTCATAATTACCACTATAATCTTCCAATACAAAATCAAGTTCATTTGATAAAATGGAATCATCTAGTTTGTTTATAAAATCGAATTGATTATCGGAAGTGTAACCATTTAATACATAACTAGGCTTATACCTAAAGGCTACGTATGGTTTTGCGAGTTCTTCTTGTGAGGTGGCTGATGAATTGGCTGTTTCAAAGTCTGTAGCTCTACCAAATTTGGATTTTACTTGGGTAATAAAATTCGTTGAATTAAAACCGCCAGAAGAAATTTTAAATCCATAAGCCTCTAGTTTTTTCTTTAAATATTCCCATTCAAAAGGATTTGAAAGTTTGTTTACTGATATATCGACAAGATCGTTCAGACCTTTTCTTGCTACCGAATTAGTTTGAGTTTCCTCCCCTGACTCTGTATATATTTTTGTACAGTCAACACTCGTATAAGGTGATGGGCAAATTCCTAGGTTGTAAAACTTACTGTAAGTTCTAAACATCTCGTTTTCAATATTGGCCCATGAAGGCGAGTACTCAAGAATTAAGTCTTCACCCTCTATTGATTGATTTATTATAGCTCTGTAAGGTGTGCTTTCGTTATAAAACTTTTTGTTTCCAAACATAGGCCACTGATACTTACCTCCAACCGATGACTCCTTGGTCCATCTTTGGTCTCCAAATTTTTTAGCACCAATGTTTTTAACTTTTTCTCTTCTACCTTTGTGGTAATTAGCTAAACTAAATTTAGTCCAATACGACATAGGTTTTGAGTTAGAAAAAGATAAGCCAGAGTCAGCTAATACATTGCTTTTAAAATAATATGTTGTGTATTCTAATACATCGTTACGCTTACCATATCGATTTTTAACAACACTCATATTTGTTTCAAATGGTTGTTGTCTTCTTGGGTTGTCGAAATTTAAATTTGTTATTGTTGCTATTTCTTTCAACCTCGCTAAAGCATCTGTTTCTGCGCCGTGCCCTTCAAAAGCAGAATCTCCAACCTGTATCTTCTCTGTCGAAACCGACTGTTCTATTGGTGTGCCATTTAAATAAATGCCTTGTAGTAATTGGCTGTTATCAAGCCTAGACCCGAACCTATTACAAAGTCCGTCTATCGGACCTTGACACAACAAATCTACAGATTCTGCAAATTGATAAGAAGCCCCAAGTTTATAAGAGCCAACTCTTGGAGGTTTTAATACTGGAGGCTTAGGAGGAGGTGGTTTGCCCCCTCCTTTTTTTGATCCAGCGTAAGTAAACTTTCTATTTAAATGTTTCATTTTTTATTGAGGCAGAGAAGCTTCGGATGGGGCTTCAGACTTAGTGTTGTCATTCCTGAAAGCATTATTTTGCATTGCTTGTAAAGGCAACACGTTTTGAGGATATGTTTTTACAGTTCCCTGGATAACTTGAGACCCAACCCTTAACCGACCATAACCAATTGGCACAGAAACTCCTTGAGATGCTATGTTTGCCCTGTTTGCAAAAGCAAAAGACTTAGAAAGTGCGTTGACTGTAGATTCGGCTGCTACTGAATCTGGAAACTCTTGTTTTGGTGCTAACAATAAAGACAATCCAGTTGAAAGGAAAATGCCTCCACCTATAGTTAGGGCTGTTGCCAAAAGTCCTGCTGGGATGGCAGCTCCAGCTATCAACCCAGCTATACCTACCACAGCAGCGACAACACCCTGACCACAAATCATAGGAACGAAGTCTATTCTTTTAGGTTTCTTGTTTGATAGGCTTTTTTTGTCCATTACCGTTTCTCCATCTATGACTAAGCAATAGTTCAAGCCCATCTGAGACAGGCTATTTAATTTTTTTTGAAATCCAGATCTATTACATTCTATAGCATCAATAAGCGTATTTATGTTGTCTAAATTTAATTTTAATTCCCCTCCAAATTCCTTGGCTAAAATTCCATGTAATTTTATATTAGTCATTTATAGAAATGTTGTGTTTTTTTATTTTATTTTCGAACTCTTCAAGTAAATCTAAGTTTGTTTCTGGTTCGTTAGGTCTGTGAATGTAGTATTTTTTTGTGTTTAATGAATAGATAGAGAACGGTACACAACTATTTTCAGACATTAAAATGTCAAAATCTGAAGGTTCCTCATCTCCTATTAGGTGACTATGAAAAATAGTTATTACTTCATATTTGTTTTTAAACATTAAATATTGCAAAGGGTCTAAAACAAAGTTATGTCTAGGATCAACAGCTATATTTTTACCTTCTTGAAATATATATTCTTCATTATGGAAACCTACCAATCCACAAACTTCATTTATAAGAGAACCTTCGCAAAAATTGGCTATATTTTCCAAGGCTTCTTTTATTGTTTTAAGTTTTTTAGTTTTCATTTTTGTTTGTTAACTAAGAGCTAAATCTGTATCCATCAGTTCCAGGAAAACCTCCGAAAGGCAGGGTTCCGAACTCACCCTCCACAAGTGTCTCTTTACCTATGTTCGGTGATCTTGGTGTCAAATACTGCAAATCTGCAAAGTCGTAATTATCTTTTGTAAAAGGAGCTGTGGAACTTCCTCCTGCAAAAGGGTAATTTTTATCTCTGTAAAGCAAATCGTTTCCATTTTTGTGATCCTTTACATAAAAATCTCCATCTTGCTCAAATGGTTCTTGCCAAAAATGATAGCAGGATTCTAAGATTTTATCCTCTCTATCTTCTTCTTCTTTAATTAGTGTGTCCCATCTCTTAACTACCTCTACCGCATAATCAGCTCCCTCTGAAGTTGTATTTTGTTCTGATTTAATTTTTCCAAGTTGCCCGTTTGTTAAAGATTCTCCCCAAATCCCCACGCTAGCAACCCGCATATCTTGTTGAGACCACTTCGTCTCATAGTTAGAGGGTACGTCAGTAAAACGATCTATATCAACCAAAGAAAAATATACCCCAGAGCTATCACTTACAGGCATATTAGTAGTGCCCCCAAAAAACACAAATCTATCAGTGTCGGTTGTGATCATGTTTTTAATATAAAAAGTGCTTTGAGATTCTATAAAAACAGATTCTGTTTCTTCATTATCGGGGTATGTTAAACAAGACCAATTAGCTCTAAACCTATTTTGGCCATTATAATAATCCTTCCTTAATGAAAATACAAAGTTTTTACTATTCTTTATATCATAACCCCCCGAAGGAAGATTTGGCAAACCATTTCTATCCGAAACCCTAAAATAATCACCTGGCTCATTAACCCCTGCGAGTTTAACTCTATGCGTTTTCTCTGCGCATGTTGTTTCTTCGGCATACGGAGCGAAAGTATTGAACTCCATATATGGAGCTTTTTGTATTCCTATAACAAACTGACGGTGATCTGTTCCATAACCTACATCTTCTTTCGATGTTTTAAATATAATTTGATCTACATCTTCTTGTATATTTTGCTGGACAGCTTCTTCTGAAATCCCCGACCCTGAAATTGCTAGAGGGTACAATTCGTAACGTTGGGGAGGTCCTAAATACTCCACATCCACCAAAACTGTAAACTCTTTAAGTGAATCATTAAGCGTTGACTGTGACCATGCATCAGATGAAGAAGCTGTACATGAATTTTGGTTTGACTTGTTCAAATAGAAAGCATTATCATATGTTTCGGAAGCATAGCTTATCGACTCCCCTGCTAATTGCCTATAGCCCCAACCATTTAAGTTATATCTAAAAAGACTTTTAGTTAACTCAGCCGAGTCGCTATAATTATTCGTTAATTTAAGATAGCCTTGGTGGGTAGACTCTTCATAGTTTTGCAAACTCCACATTTGCTGCTCGTAAAATTCGGTCTCCAAAAATATTCTCTGAGACGAACTCTTAGCAAACCTTTTCTTACACTGGTTTAATTTCTTACCGCACCCATCTCGGTCCCAAAATTCTGGATTAGTTCTTGGGTCTATGCCAGCCTTCGCAAATTTTCTACATACAAAATAAGTTAAAGAAGACCTAAATATACTTGGGTTATTTACGTCTTGTATTCTTACTCTATCGTTTACAATATAAACAAGATGTCCTGGGTTGTAAAATTTTTGTGGGTCATAAAGGTCTTTCGGATTAGAAAAAATAAAATCCTTTTCGTATCTTTCCATTCCTAAAAAGCTTCTGCCCTCGGCCGTAGCTTTATCTCTACTGCTTTTGGATATGTTTACAATCTCCTTGTTTGTTAAGCTGCCTTGATTGCCAACGTCTTTACCATAAGTAAAAGGTTTTCCGTCATCTCTTTCTACTGCTGTTCCCCTGTAATCACACCCAGATCCTCTATAGTTCCATGGGCAATACTTGGCCAGTACTTTTCTATTAGTGAGGTTTCTTGATTCTATATCTAATGGAGAAGTTAATTCTAACTCTACAAAAGCTTTATTTTCTTGCCTTTTTTGAGATACAAAATAAATATCGACGGAAATTTCTGCCTTAGGGTCCGACTCTCCCCAAGGATTACCTAGATCAAAATTATCATCATCAAGAAACTTCAAGAAAGTCCTGCGTCTCTCTACCTTTGCGTTCCTAAAATCTTCGTTATTAGATAACAGGTTTGTTAATAGCAAATCTTTATTAGAGATTCTTATTATAGGTCTATTAGGTTTTCCGCTAGAGTTTATTGAAAAACCTTCTGCCTCCATTGGTATAGGGCTATATAA